GAAGTTATTTTGGGCAGCGACAGTGAGATTTTGCCGGATGGGCCACCGTGCCTTCAAAAACTGACGGAATTTGGCATCCCGGAGGGCGGCCGCAACGTAACGCTTTTGAATGTCGGTGTGTACTACAAGCAGTTCTCCCCGGAAAACTGGCGGGAGTTGCTGGAGAAGCATAACCAAGAGTATTGCAATCCGCCTCTGCCCGCTGCGGAGGTCGTTGTGATCCAGCAGCAACTGGACAAGAAGGAATACTTCTACACCTGCAACCAAGAGCCCCTGCACAGTCACTGCAACAAGACCCTGTGCAGGTCGCGCAAGTTTGGTGTCGGTGACGCTAATTCTCACGTGCCGGTTGGCGGGCTTACGGTTGTGGAGTCGGAGCCGCCTGTTTGGTTTGTCGATTGTGACGGCACACGGCTGGAACTGTCCACTAAGCAACTCCAGTTGCAGGTTGAGTTTCAACGAGCGTGTATGGAACAGATGTATTCGATGCCTGCGCGGATGAAGGAATCCGATTGGCGGGACCTTGTTGATGGTCTGTTGAGGGATGCAACCCGGATCTCTGTACCAGAAGAATTGACGCAGAAGGGGTTGTTTACCGAACTACTGGAGAACTTCTGTACTAGCCGCATTCAAGCGCATAGCCCGGAGGAACTGTTGACGGGTAAGCCGTGGACCGAGGAGGGCGTGACCTATTTCAAGCTTAGTTCGCTACAGGAGTTTTTGAAGAGGAACAGCTTCACACAATACACCCGTGGTCAGATCACCGAACGGCTGAAGGAAATGAACGCGGGGGGCAGTTGCGACAAGGTCTACAATTTCCGAGACAATAATGATCAGTGGAAGGCTGTGCGCGTCTGGTTTGTGCCAGAGATGAGCCGCGGTGAGGTTGATTTACCCGATGTTAAGTTTGACGCACAGGAGCCACCGTTTTGATGGTCGTTCCTATGACACTCCGAGAGTCCAATGAATTTGTGCGGAACTTCCACAGGCACAACAAACCTGTGCAAGGCGCAAAATTCTGCATCGGTGCCAGTGATGGCGATAGCCTTTTGGGGGTTGCGATAGTGGGACGGCCGATTGCACGGAAGAATGATGACGGTTTTACGGCAGAGGTAACCCGGCTTTGTGTTTTAGATGACAGCCCCAAGAACACTTGTTCATTTTTATATGGTCGTTGTTGGAGAGTCTGGCAGCAGATGGGGGGCAAGAAAATGATCACCTATACATTGAAGTCGGAAAGTGGGTCTAGTTTGCGTGGCGCAGGCTGGAAGATTATCGGAGAAACTGATGGGTCGGGGTCTTGGCTGAACAGGCCGGGCAGGGATTGGCAACCGGTCTATGGGCAGCTGAAATTTAAATGGGGTGTAGAGAGTGACTGATCAACATGAGACTATCTTAGGACCGCCGGGAACGGGGAAGACCCAAACCAATTCAAACAGGATTCGGGAGTGCATCGAACAGGGTATCCCGCCTGATCGTATCGCGTGCGTCTCTTTTACGCGGAAGGCGGCGCAGGAGAGCCGCGAACGGGTTAGCCGGGATTGGGGTATTGACGAAAGAGATATGCCTTATTTCCAAACGCTGCATTCCATGGCGTTTCGTGCTGGCGGGTACCGTTCCGATGATGTTATCGGCCTCGCAGACATGAAAGAAATTGGGCAAGAGGTCGGGATACCTTTTGGCAGGGGACGCTCCGCCTTCACGGAGTCTGACTTTGACACGCTGGGGCCGTCCAAGGGCGACTTCTACATGAGCCAGTATCATCTAGCGCGTAGCAAGTGTATCGAACTCGAGGAGATGCACCGGCAACTGGCAGACTACAACGTTAAGTGGCCGGAATTGAGGCGTTTGGTACGTGCGTATGAGGACTATAAGTCTGTCCGCGGGAAGATCGATTTCACAGACATGATTGAGAATTTCGTGCGGGAGGACTTGTGCCCAGACATTGATGCCTTGTTTGTTGACGAGGCCCAAGATCTGTCCACCCTTCAATGGGCCATGGTCGGTGTACTTCGGAAGAATCCTCACATACAGGTTTTTACGGGCGATGACGACCAAGCTATAATGAATTTCCAAGGCGCCGATGTTGGCGCGTTTCTCTCCGCGACAGAGAAGAAGACAGTCTTGAGTCAATCCTATCGGTTGCCGGTGTCCGTTTGGCGCCAAGCCCAGGATATTGTTAACCGCATCAGGGACAGAGCTCCGAAGGCGTGGCGGCCCAAGGATGAAGAAGGCAGCGTGCGTTACCACCACGATGTTTGGGATGTACCGATCGATGAGGGCGAGTGGTGTGTTTTGGCTCGAACGAACCGAATCGCGAGTACCATCGCTACGGTTCTACGCGATGAGGGTTGGGTCTACAGCCGGAACGGTCATCCGAGCATTCCGCTGAAAACCTACGAGGCGATTGAGGATTGGGAGATTTGGTGCCGAGGGAACGCTCTGACGGGCGAGAAGGTTCGCAACCTCTACTCCTTCCTAAAATCCGAAGAAGGCTACTCCAAGGGCTTCGGAGCGCGTTCAAGGCCCCTTCTGGGGATACCTTCGGACGATCAGGTCTACATGTCGGACGCCTACGACAAGTTTGGGTTGCTCCAGAGCGGCTCTGCGCGCTGGCACCAAGCCCTTAGTCGTATCGATCTTGATACGAAGAACTATGTGTTGAATGCTCTCCGCCGAAAGGACAACGTCAGGAACCCGCGGATCAAGGTTTCTACCATACACTCAATGAAGGGTGGCGAAGCGGACAACATATTGCTTGTTCCGGATTTATCCTACGCCGCCCACAAGTCGTATCTAAGAGACCCTAGCATAGAACACCGGGTCTTTTATGTGGGGGCGACCAGAGCCAAGAAATCACTTCACGTTATCATGCCGCAAACGAGATGGAGTTACGATATATGAAGCCTGTGGAGATTTTGGAGACGGCCGCTGGTCTTGTAGGGGGAGATCGCGCAGAACAGCATGGAGACTACAGCCTTCTACACCAACGGGTGTCCGATCTGTGGGCGGCGTATCTGAAAGCGGAAGTGAAACCGGAGAACGTTGCGTTCATGATGGTTTTGCTGAAAGTTGTCCGCGACGAAATGGGCATGTTTAATCCAGACGATGGGGTTGATGCTTCAGCGTACACAGCGTTGTGGGCGGCCTTGTCTCAAGAAAGGAAGACTTAATGGCTGACGATGATGAGTCCTTGTACGACTTGCTTCGAGAATACTTAGAGCATCACCGACCCAAGCAGGTTAGCACTGCCGAGATAATTTATAACTGCGCTTTTTGCGAAAAAGAGGTCCGGTTACCCTCTTCGGACCCCATCGGGAAGAACACCGGGGATCCTTCTGTTCAAGTCTTGTGTGAAAAGTGTGCCAAGGAAGAAATGGAAGCTTGCGAGCGAGAGTCAGAGTGGCACGATCATTTGCAATCCTTGCGTGACCGGGGCGTTATTGTTCTTTCGGATTACAGGAACGTCGTTCGATTTGATGACGATATAAAGGTTTGATTCAGAAAATGCGTGAGGATCTTTTTAACGAAAAGGTTTGGTATCCACCGGAACATCTCCCGGACCTGTCTGGGGAAAAAATTATTGCTGTCGATGTGGAAACCAGAGATCCGAACCTACGAGACTTGGGGCCAGGGTGGATAAGAAAGGATGGCAACCTGATTGGTGTGTCCGTCGCCGCTTCTGGGTGGAGTGCCTACCTGCCCATCGCTCACGAAGGTGGTGGGAATATGGCGAAGGACCTCGTACTTAGATGGCTCCAAGACCAACTAAACCACGGTATGGACGTGGTTTTTCACAACGCCCAATACGATTTGGGCTGGCTTTTGAGCGAGGGCGTGGAGGTCAAGGGTCGAATACTCGATACCATGATCGCCGCGCCTTTGCTTGATGAGAATCGCTTTAGCTATTCATTGAATGCGCTTGGGGCGACCTACCTTGGTCAGCGGAAGGCGGAAGAGGATCTCCGTAGGGCCGCCGACCAGCACGGGGTCGATGCCAAAGCGGAAATGTGGAAGTTGCCCGCAGAGCGGGTCGCCCATTACGCTGAAATGGACGCCACCCTTACACTTAACCTGTGGGATGTTCTGCACAAGAAACTGATGGAGGACGATTGCGGCCGGGTGCTGGACATGGAACTGTCGCTGCTGCCCATGGTCTTTGAGATGAAGCGCAGGGGTGTCCGGGTCGATGTAGAAAAGGCGGAGATGACCAAGAAGCGTTTGCAAGAGAAGGAAGATGATCTCCTTAAAAAGGTCTACGATGAGACCAATGTTGAGCTTCATCCGTGGAACGCAAAATCTCTAGCCGCAGTTTTTGAAAAGCTGGGTTTGAGCTATGAAAAAACAGAAAAGTCGAAAGCCCCAAGCTTTACGAAACACTTCTTGAAGAACCACAAGCACCCTATCGCCAAGACAATTTTAGAGATTCGCGAGTACAACAAGGCTAACACAACGTTCGTTGATACGATTCTTAACCATCAGCACAACGGCCGTATTCATTGCCAGTTTAACCAACTGCGCTCCGATGAAGGTGGAACTGTGTCTGGACGCTTCTCGTCAAGCAATCCTAATTTACAGCAAGTTCCCTCTAGGCATCCGGAAATCAAAAAACTCATCAGGGGTCTTTTTCTGCCAGAAGAAGGTTGCCAGTGGGGGAGTTTTGACTACAGCGCCCAAGAACCACGGTGGATGATGCACTATGCGTCCCTGACGCCATCGACCAAGGACAACGATAAGGTTAAAGAGATCGTATCGCAGTACCAATCAGACGACATTGACTTCCACCAGTTGGTCGCGGATATGGCTGGGGTTGAACGAGACCTAGCCAAGACGATCAACCTTGGAATCATGTACGGTATGGGCATTGGAAAGTTGGCCCAGACCCTTGGCGACATTTCTTTTGACGAAGCCAAGGTGTTGCGTAACGAATATGACGAAAAAGTGCCGTTCATTCGTGCGTTGGCTTCCGCGGTT